GCAGAACCGGAACCAGAACCGGAACCAGAGCCAGAACCGGAACCGGAACCAGGGCCAGAGCCAGAACCGGAACAGGAACCAGAGCCAGAGCCAGAGCCAGAACCGGAACCGGAACCAGAGCCAGAGCCAGAACCGGAACAGGAACCAGAGCCAGAGCCAGAGCCAGAACCTGAGCCAGAACCGGAACCGGAACCAGAGCCAGAGCCAGAACCTGAGCCAGATATTACGAACCCATCAATAACAAATTTTTCTATGGATAGAACAAATTTTAATGTTGCAAATAATACGGGAACTGTTACTATTGAATTCTCAGAAGAAGTTACAGATTTTGTTGAAGATGATATAAGTGTTACAGGTGTTACAGGTGGTTCATTAAGTAACTTTTCTAAGGATTCTATAAATCTTAAAAAATATACGGCAACATTAACTGTTCCTGATAATGCTACTGCTAATGGACAAAAATTAACTATTGATGGTTCATCATATACTGATTTGGCTGGAAATAAAGGTACATCAACCAAGGAAATTACGTATTCATATGATACAGAACCACCTATAATCGACAATTTTTCTTTGGATACAACAAATTTAAGTAAATCGGAGGTGGTTGCCGTCAATCCAACGTTAAATGTTTATGCAACCCAATCAGGAACTGTTACTATTGAATTCTCAGAAGAAGTTATAGGGTTTAATATTAACAACATAGTTAATAATGATCCAAGTAGTTCATTACTTAATGATGGTAATAGCACCTTAGTCAAGGATGATCACGATAGTACAAAATATACAGCAACATTAACTGTTCCTGCTAATACTATTGCTATTGATAAAGAATTAACTATTGTTGGTTCATATACTGATTTGGCTGAAAATCCTGCATCACCAGAAACAGAAGCAAAAAATAAAATAGTATTCTCATATGATACACGACCATTATCATTCGTTATACAAAAAAACTGGAATAATAAAGACGTTTTTGGGTTGCAAGACGCCTCCCTTAGAGAACAAAATGCTTTCTTATCACATCAATTAACTAGTGGTACACATACATATCCATATTTTACATCTGAAAATAATGATGCTATATTAACTATTAAATTCAATAAGGCATGTGATTTTAGTTTGGAAAACTTAAAGGTAGTAGATGAAAATGATATATCAATTGGGGAGTTTTCGGTGTTTACTACTAATATTGATAGCAGTGATGGTTCGCAAACAAATACAGTTATTTATACAGCCCCAGGTGATACATATTCGGGTGGAAAAATCACCCTATTTGGACCGTATGACGATGGCTTTGGAAACACTGGTCCTGTGTATAATGACGGGGAAGTAAATGGTGCATATTTAGATTTTATAGTTGACACTGAGCCTTTAAAAATTCATATCAGAGGACATCTCGGTGAAATTTCAAAAAAGCTGGAGACACAAATATATAGTAATTCAATGATCACTACACTTTCAACTGATTTTATTTTGGTTTCATTTGCATTTAATAAAGATTTATCAGCTTTTCCATCATTTGTTGATGGAAGTAAAAGTTGGGTTGATGTTTTAACAGATTGTGTATGGGACGAAAGTCATGGATTTAAGAAATATGGATCTTATCCTTACAACACAAAGCCCGGTCTATTTAATGATGGTAACTGGGATGTTGGATCTGTTTTTATTGGGAAATTAAGACCTCTTGTTCCGAATGGATTAGAAAATGAGGCTAATTGCGAGATAGATATTAATGCTGCTATTTTTAAGGATTCTTATAATGTACAAAATTCAAGAGCATTTCATGGATGGTACTTGGAAGGATATACAGATCAGAGTTCGTTTAAATTTAAATATGATAAGAGACCAGTTACTCCAACATTATCTTGGTCTACTGATTTAGTAGGATCATTATCACAAGACAAACAATTCACAATTGAAATGAATCGTAAAGTGATTGCGGGTGAGCTTAGAAACCGGCAGTTTGGTTTTTACGATCTAAGTAATTATAACCAGTTCGACCAAACATGGAAAGTAATAGAAGAAGGAAAAAAATGGACAGTAAATTATGTTCCTATTAATCAAGGTGCAAGTATTATTAATATTATCGGAGATTATTCGGCTTCCGATGATCGCGACAGTAAGGGTCAAAAATCTGCCGAACCAATTGCTTATATAAATACAACAACAGGAGATCCCAAGTTTCGTCAAGTTACAAGTATATCTGGAACTGGAGGTTACGGATATACATCAGACCCAACAGTTACATTAGTTGGTGGACAATTGATACAAAAAAATCCTATAGCAAAAGCCAAGATTAATGTAACCGCGGGTGTAACAGAATTTACTATTATAAATGCAGGTTCGGGTTATTCTCGTTCTTTCGATGTGGATATAACTCGTGCACCAGGAGACATAACAGGATCTGGAGCACAAGCGCTTGTAACAGTTGGTCAAGATGGTACAATAAAAAATCCAAGGATAATGAAAGTCGGAGACATAACATACGATGGAACTGGATATACACAAGAACCGATAGTAACAATTCTCCCTCCACTTAATGGTGGTGTACAAGCAACAGGAAAAATGACAATCGATGAGACAGGTAAAGTAACTGGTTTTACTATTGTTAATCCAGGTTCAGGTTATAATGTTGTGCCTGCTCCATTATTTGGTATAACTATAACTCGCGATAAAGACGATACTTCAGGATTTGGAGCAATTGTACACGCATATATTAAAAACGATGGTACAATAGTATCACCCATAATAGACAGTGCTGGAACTGGATATGAAAAAGCACCGGGAGTAACATTTCCCTCTCCTCCGTCTGTAGATGGTGTACAAGCAACGGGCATATTGTCTATTAAAGCAGGTCAAGTTATTGAAGTTGATACTCAATTTTATAATTGTTATTATTTTACAGTACCTGATGTTGTATTCACACGTGCTATCGGGGATACTACTGGTTATGGTGCAGCTGCTAGTGTATCACTTAATACGCATCCAACACCTTATTTAAATACATTTACTCTTACAGATAAGGGTCAAGATTATACAAAAGCTCCTATTATTAGTTTTACAGGAGGAGAACGTCTTGTAACAGCCACTGCCACTGCAACTCTGGACAATGGAAGTGTTGATAGTTATACTTTTACACCAGGTAGTGGTTATATAAATAATCCACAAGTTCATATAAGTGGTGGGGGAATATCTACTCTTTTATTTAATGTGGATACAACGGGTCCTGAGATTATTAATTTTATATTAGAAGAAGATAAAGGTGCAAATGAATTCTATCCAAAAAAAGTGTTTAAATCTAATGAAACCGGTAGATTAATAATAGAATTTAATGAACCTATACAAATAACATCAGGATTAACAATGAATAATTTTATTACTATCACCTTGGATAGTGGTGGTTCGGGAGGAACATTAACGCCATTTACTTCTGATGATGATAAGAAATGGACATCTACTTTTACCCCGACTTCTGGTATTGATAATAAGGATTGTGAGATAAAATTTGTTCATACCGATATCCAAGATAAATATGGTAATGGTAACTCTATTTCACAAACGATTGATAATATTACAATAGATACATCTGGTCCAACTGTTGAAAGTTTTGAAATTTCTGATCCTACTCTTGGAAAGGGTCAACGTGTTAGAATAACTATAGTTTTTAGTAAACCTGTTTCTGCTTATGGTAATTCAGAATCAACTGGAAAACCAATTACACGTGCAGATAATCTTGCTTTAAGTAGTGACTTACATGGTGTTTTTAAAAATATCAATCATATTACCGACGGAAGTGAATTTACTGTATCAAATGATCGAAAAAAATATGAAATAGATTTTATTCCTAATGATGATATTACGGAAATTGGTCATATTTATTTAACGGGGACATATACTGATGAATCTGGAAATCAAGGACCTGTTTATTCAGCAAGTGACCCCCTTTCTTTTGTTAACTATGATATAAGTAGTACTTTGCCAACAATTAGCATTAGTTCTGATAATGTTCAAAATTTAGATACTACTACTCAACATTCTATTGATCTAACGTTCACGTGTTCTAAAGAAATGGACACTTTTTCAAATAATGATGTAACTTTCACAAATGGTATATTAGGAGCGTTAACAACAACGGATCAAACAATATATACAGGTACATTTACTACGGCGGAGAACTCTGTAAAAATTTGCACAATTAATATTGCAGGAGGAGCAACAGCAACAGTAATAATTGATACTAATCCAATAAATACTTCTACATATGGAACGGTTACTGGAATATCATTAGATACATCTGGTTCTGGATATATGGTTGCACCTGCAGTTACAATTTCAGGCGGTGGAGCGACGGTTCAAGCAACTGCATCAGTAACAATTGAGGAGGATAAAACGAATGTAAATTTTGGAAAGATTACTAGAATAACATTAAATACACCGGGTTCTGGATATACTTCAACCCCAATAGTAACTATAGGTTCAGTGAAAGATACTTACAATAACGTTAATGCATCCTCATTAAATACGTTTTCATGGTATTATGAGCGGCCAATAGCATCATCCTATATAGGTAAGAAAGTTAGGGTATTAGAGAAGGATGACCAATATAAATTCTGGCATATAGATACAGGTGAAACATGGGAAGGATCGAATTCTAACAACAACAAATATTTGTTAAGTACAGGTACTTTAGGAAGATTACATACATTAAAAGAATTAATATCCGGAGATAATTATAAATTAGATGGGGTCGTTTGGGAAGATGTAGAAGCCTCTCCATCTACATTTAGATTTGAAGTTAATTCATCAAATAGAATTGTAATACATATTGATGGAACAAACAATATATTAGTTCCTACATTTGATTTTGGTGTTCCACAAGAAAGACAAGGTCGAAGTTTTGAAAGAATTCAATTTAATGACCAAAATTGGAGTAATATAGAATTTGGTACAACGGCGCCATCAGATGCAGATTTGAAGATAGTTCTGAATGATGGTATTGGTGAAATTCCTGTTAAAAAAGGAACATCTTGGGCGGTGTGGAATTTTCAAAGTTTAAATACTAATCCCGGAACTTATTTTAAAATTACAGGTAGCACAATAAACATTAATGGTTTTAATGATGATACAAAACTATATTTCCCTAAGCCAAATAGTGATGGTAAGTATACATATGATGGAGTTAGTTACGATAAACCATATGATACTGAAGAAAGTTCCTGGTTTTTATTAGATTTATCTAAACTTGAATCACCAACCTTTGGTACGGAGTATAAATTTAATATATATGTTGAGAGTTTGGATGGAGACGAAAATCCATATGTGCCATTTGTTTCAGCACAAGCAATACCTGATACATATAAAGATAAATCTTGGGCATGGTGGAATATGGACCATTTTGATAATTCATCATTAGGGTATTTTGTCAACCCTAATGATACTAATAAAAATGATGGAATTATGTTATTAAAACATAATAATAGAGTATTGAACCGTACATTGTTTGATAATACTGGTTCTTCAAATTCAACTGCTTATTCACGAAATCCAAATGATATTGCTATAATCGTTACCGGATTTCTTAGTGTACCAACCATAACGATTGACGCTCCTTCTACGGCTGGAACACGTGCAACAGCAACAGCAACATTAACAAGTGGTGGTTCTAATTATACAATCGCACCTACAGTTTCGATTGGTGCCCCAAGCTTTGGTACACAGGCAACTGCGATTGCTGAAATAGGCGGTGGAAATATAATAAAAATTCGTATAACCAATGGAGGATCTGGTTATACAACCGCACCAACCGTTACAATTACTCCTGCTTCTGGTGATATAGGAGGATCTGGTGCAAATGCTATTGCAATTATAGATATAGATGAAATATCGAACCTAGGACAACTCATAGAAATTCGCGTTACAAATAATGAATTACATAGTATAAGTGTTATTAATGAGGGATCTGGATATGATTCTGCACCAAATGTAACTATAAGTGGTAATACAAGTGCAAGTGCTTATGCTGTTCTTACAGATGGGAGTATATCATCTATTGTAATAATGTCGCGAGGACCAATTATATATTTGGACGATAATGGTTCTAATTCGTCTAATGTTTCTGGTGCTCAATATTGGGTTTCTAATGCAAAATATATAGGAAGTATCGATAGACGTTTGAAGTGGCAAGAAACTGATGAAAATAATCAAAAATATAAATTTGAATATCCCCAAAATCACCCTGATGATGAAGGATTTGGTAATACTTTTGATAAATGGACATCTAGAATTCAATTAATGGATTATAATGCAACCCGTGTAGATATTATAACTGATAATCCTGTTAAAGGTAGTATTGAAACCCTAGATAATATTAAAACAGAACCACAAAATATTAAAATAAATCAAGATTTATCCACAATATTAAAACAGGGTGATTGGATTGGTCGTAATGATTTTGAGAAATTTAATACAATTGAGTCTATTGATGGTAATACAATAACTTTAATGCCACACACAACATATAGTAATTTTGATACGAATTTTATAAATATTGATTCTGAAGAAGAGGGTAGAAAACCTTTATTAATTAAATGTACAGGAACTTTACCACACCAGAAAGTCAAATTTGAAGGTAATTTATTAACTAAATTGTCTGGTGAGAATAATAAAATATATTCACATGAATTAGAAAAAAGAGATGGGGCAATATATTATACATACAAGCCTTATGTGGTGGAGGTGAATAGTTACGATGATATTGATACTCTGGTGACATTTACAGAAGATGTAACAGGTAAATTTGATGAGGGTGAATATTATGGTATACCGTATTATGCAGGATATTATAAATTTATTAAAGGTGACGATCCCTATAATAGTTCCAAGCGTGTATTTTATAAATTTAAAAAATATCTTAAAGACGGTGCTAATGATATTAAAACAGCAGCAATATTTGATCGTACTTTATCTGTTCCAGATTTAGATTGGAGCGGCAACCCTACATGGGATAGTAATGATGATGAGGAGGAGAATATGCAATTATATTCTGTTTATTCACCATATTATGATTATTTTATCAGCGGTCCACCAGGTGGTGATCAGAATTTCCCCAGAATTTTACCTATATTGAATATAGATACGACATCAACCACTTGGGAAGATGGTACAACCAGGGGCAGTGATGAAATGAGAATTGTTTTTAGTGTAGGAAAATATTCAAATAGTAAAACATACAACACGTCTAGATATACAACAACGACTTTTAAAGAATTTACATGTACAACAAGTTCCCAAGCAAATGTAGCGTATTTTGAGGGTGATTTTACAAGCGATGTTGCTGCTGGGGATTACTTTTATATACCAGACGATACTCTTGGAACTATACCATTTAAGGTCGATAGTGTTGTCCTTGAATCATCAAATACGAAAATAACATTTATAGGAGTTAAAACAAACTTTATAGCAGGTAAAAGCTATAAAACAAATGTACCAAAACCACCAACAAACAAATGAGGTGAATCCAAAAATACATCTCATAACAGATAGTATGGTTCCTTACACGAAAATTGTTTTTCAGTTGTTAAGTATTCAACTTATGAATAAAAAATACATATTCACTCCCTTTGGCTTTAAAATAATTGTAATCTTGTTCTTTTAATTTTTTGGATATTGTAGAACTATCAACACTAATAGCATCTTGTATATTTCTCAGTGAACTAAATAATTCTATTTTTTTATCGGGGAAAATAACCAAATAACTATTTTTTTGAATATGATCTTTTACTTGATTTTCATTCGTAAACATATATTTAATTACATATAATTACTTTTATATAAGTTCAAGTATATTAATAGTACTTTTATTTATAAAAAATCAATATAAACCTTTGATACATAATTTATTTTATTAACAAAATAAATTATGTTCCAATATATTCATATGTATAATGACATAATTTCGGGAGCAGTTGCTGGTGTTGTTTCTAGAACCATGGTAGCACCGATCGAACTATATCGCGTTCAAAGACAAAACTCCTTTGTCCCCAATTCCACTATACGGGACGTTACGAACCGAGAAGGCATTCGTCATTTATGGAAAGGCAATGGTACAAATTGTATACGAATTGTTCCGCAATTATCTATAAATTGGGCACTTTATCAGAAACTTAAACCCATAAACGAATTCATATTTGAAAATAAAAAAGTGGCCAACTTTCTTTCAGGTGTAGAAACTGGAGTGACATCAATGTTTCTAACATATCCGTTGGAAATTTCCAGAACTTATCTCTCCCTTCAATCAAATAAAAATAAATATACTGGGATTGTAGATATTATTCGTAAAAATTCTATTAAACAATTATATCAAGGTGTTCACGCATCTTTAATTGGATATGGTCTCCTTACAGGATTGCAATTCTCCTCCTATGGATACATAAATAATCTAATTAAAGATACCGCATTTGATACAAAATTATTGAGTGGTGGCATATGTGGCGTTTTTTCAGTTTCTATTATGTATCCTGGAGATCTCATCCGCAGACGTCTCCAATTACAGAATTTTGACCCGTTAGTTCCCAAATATACTGGCATTACTGATTGCGTTCGCAAGATTATCCGATCAGAAGGAGTTCCCGGATTATATAGAGGATTACTTGCAAATTACGCCAAAACCTTCCCAACCTTCGCCATACAGTTTTATATCCTCGATAAAATAAAAAATTTATTAGAAAATGAAAACTAACACTACTATATATGGATGAAATTATAGATTTTAATATATATAACTACTCCATCCATGAAATGGAGAAATTATGCGAATTAAAAGAAAAATATATCTTTAGCGATATTTCGTCACACGCATTAAAAACCAAAAACTATGTTATAACAAACTTCAAAATATCTCCCATAAAAATATTAGAAATAGATGTATTTTTCCAGAATATATGTGGCAGATTGGAGAGAAATCTAATTAATAAAAAATTAAATGAAATTATAAATAATCAAACAGAAATTAAAAAACTAATGAAAAATCTTGAAATAACCAAATCTTGATTTCCAATGATTTAGTCGTTCATATTGTATAGATTTACTCTTTCTATACAATAATATGTCCATTCAGGGATCTACTATTACAAATTATAAACAAGACTTTAATGTTCAAAAAGAATATAAATCTATGTATGGAGAAGTAAGAACTGATTTCAAACTAATAGAAAAAATGTTTGATTTGCTTCCTAAAAATCTATTGGGAAATCCACATCTAACATGGTGTGATCCCTGTTGTGGAAATGGCTACTTTTCTATATATCTGTATCATCAACTCTTTAAAAACCTGACTGAAATAAAAGAACTAAAAAAAAGGCACCTCTGTATTATGCAAATGTTAACAATGATAGAATTAAATCCTTTTCACATTCCGGTTTTGAAAAATATTTTTGGAGAGAAATCTAAAATATATCAAAAAAGTTTTTTGGAGACGAATAAAAAATATGATGTTATTGCGGGAAACCCGCCATTTAATAGCCAGGGTTTAAAAAAGGTACCTACTCAAACAAAAAAATCAAAGAAAAATGACGGTAAAACTGCATGGATCCCCTTTTTAAAACATAGTATAAATTGTTTGAATGATAATGGTTTTTTGCTTTTTATCACTCCTTCCATCTGGATGAAAGAAGATCATTCTTGTTTCCAATACATAACTCGTTATAAAATACATAAATTACATACTATGACAAATACAGAAACCAATAATATTTTCCATAAACAGGCTCAAACGCCAACATGTTATTTTTTATTACAAAAAACTATTCCCATAATCACCAGTATTTTAATATATGAAGAATATCTCTCCAGTTATACTAATTATTTAATATCAGCAAAAAGTATTCCATTGGTTGCTATTTCTATATTCAATAAACTCACACCATTTGTTAAAAAATACGGTCATATAAAAGTTAACAAAACAAGTATCCGTCCTTCATATAAATCATTCAAGTTGAATGATCAAAAAACAAAAGAGTTCCCATATCCGAATATATCCACTTGTCGATTAGATAAATGTTCTCCATATTTAGTAGTTAAGTATTCCGATAAGGCTTTAATATATCATAAACAACCTAAGTTGGTTCTGGCACATAAAATGTATGGATTTCCATACCTGGACACAAATGGAGAATATGGTATATGTAATAGAGACAATTATGTTATTTTTGATAATCTTCAAAATTTATTACAATTACAACAATTTCTCTCCACAACATTTATAATGAACCTTTTTGAGGGAACAAGATATCGCATGAAATATTTAGAACGCTATATATTCCAACACATTCCAAATATATGCAATATACCAGATTTTCCTCAAACTATAAATAATCAAACAATCTCTGATTATTTTGGATTGAATGATGAGGAGAGAAAAATGATAAATAATAGATATAAGAAAACATATACGTTTTTTATTTAAAACATATCTGATAATTTAAAATTGAAACATCATAAAAGTATATTGATATTAATAAGTATTATGTCAAAAACGCAAAACAAAATTATAAGCAAGTTGATTGAATTAGCAAAGACATCTACATTGAACCGCAAACATGCTTCTGCTATATGCTGTGGTAGAAAAATTATTCATTCATCCGTGAATAGTCCTAGAACCAAATTTAATAAACATATTAGTGTTTGTGGTCACAGCGAAGCAAATTGTATCCATGCCTTCGTCAATCGACGGAGGCAGTATGTATAACCTACATCGTGGTCGTAAAATGAAAAAATATACTCTTTATGTTGTAAGGAGATTTACAAATATTGAAGAATTTGGATTAATGGCACCTTCAGCGCCATGTATGCACTGTACCCAAATAATTCGATATTATGGATTTCGGAAAATTGTATATATTGATGAAACTCATAATATAAAAGTAGTAAAAATGAAGGATTATACAACAAAATATATGTCTTCTGGTAATAAACGTATGGTAAAAAATTTATGTAATAATAAATTAAATATAAAAGAGAAGATCATAAATTGAAATGGGAGAGATATATATTTTAATGTAGTTATTTACGACGATGCAACAATTATATAAAAAAAGACCATTTCATATAGGAACGGCAAGATTTAATAATAAAACATATCTAGAAAATCAAAAATGGAAAGAGAAAAAGGAATGTGGAGGGTGTATATATGGATTTGATAAAAAAATACCTACAAATATCAATACTAATGATTATATCTTTATTATTGAAATGAATAATGACCAGAATAAAATAATGGGAATAGGCATAATACAAAATATATATATTCCTAGTAATCGCACACGAATTTACAATGAACAAACATGGAACAGATATGTGTATAAGGGTGAACATCATATTTCAAGAGATAATTTGTTAAACTTAAAAAAAGGCACTACAGTCATAAAACTACTTGAAATTATACTATTTTATGGTTATAATCATTTTAAACGTGGTCAAGGTTGTAGTATTTTGACTTTTGATCGAATTGCCACATGTCAGAGCGTGAGGAAACCAGAAAAGAGAGTTTATAGATGTAATAAATGCGGATTGCCAAAAAAGGGTCATACATGTGGCAATCAGGTGATTAAAAAGATAAGAGAAAATAAGAAGTGCCTGCAATGTGGAAAATCAAAGAAGGGACATATTTGCAATATGATGAAAAAAGATTTTCAATTATTGGATATTGTTTGTAAATTCTTTACTAATTTATATATCTAACTTCACTGCTTTGCCTTCATTATCTAATCCTTCATTATCTAATCCTTCATATAAAGAGCGACGAGATCTGTAATTTCTACCTTTTGTAATTCGAAGTGTTCCCACATCATTACGTAAAGGAACAAAGGTATAATTGTTGAGTTTCATTATTCTGTGACAATCGTATTCTTTCAATCTAGGTGTATGAAATATATCATCAATTACTTCAACAACCTGCTTATAGATAATTGAAACTCTTACTAGTTCTTTATTACAATAACAACGAACCTTATCTAAATTTTGTTTCATTTTTTTAAATGCTTCTATAAATTGCGTTGCATGTACATAATGTACGGCATTATTTGTTACTTTTTTAATTTGTTCACAAAATTCAACTGCTAAATTATAAATAGATATAGTTGTTTCTACAAATACATTTCCCATAAGTTCATAAATATGAAGCATTGCTTGTTTTTTTTCAAATGTATTATCACGTTTTATCAAATTTGTTTTAAATTGTTCTTCTTTAATTTCATTCATAATAAATTTAACTCTTAAATCTTCATTATCATTATTTCTTTGAATGTCTCTCCGAATAGGATCAAGAATAGTATGTTGAAAATGAGTTGTACCACGATGAATCATTGATAGATAACTAGAAGCATCACAAATCCAATAATTTATATCATTATCGCTTCCTTGGTGAGATTCAAGTTTTCTTGTCACTCTGGTCATATGATGATGATACGGAAGTCCTCCACAATTAACAGCACCCGGATTTTGAACAGCATTTCCACCATTCTGTTTCATAAACTCATAATAATGCGGATTATGAATAGTACCTGTTACTTTTAGACCGGTTCTCCAACTAAATGCAATATTACAACGCGTGCACCACATTTGATCACATCCATTAATTTTAAAGATTGGAACCGTGCATTGTGGACAGGGTTTTGTTTCATGTTTAATTAATTCAGCAGAAGCAACCATATTTGGATCACATTCATGATCATCCTTACAATTAGGTGTATATCCCATAGTTTCATTGCATTTAGAACAAACGCGGACTTCACATATACCACATTTATATCCAGTTGAAAGAAATCCATTACATTCGTCTGCTGGACATTTTTTAATAAATACTTTCGCACTGACATTTACTGATGTATTTTTATATTTAATAGAATTTATAGAATCTCTAATTATTCTCATTTCTTTTTTTTTCTTATGATACTCGAGAAGTATAAGTTGTTCTTCTTTTTTCAATTCTTCAAACTCCTTTTCATGTTTTCTGATTTGAATGGTGAGTTCGACTTTATTCATTGATTCGGGAAATCGTGCCTTTTCAGTTTCAAAAAGTATATCTTTGCGATGATCTTTCCAAGCCTTGTTAAAATAAGTTTTTGTCAGTGCCTCTTGCATAAACTTTCTATCCCATGGTTTATTACATCCCATACAGTTCGCCATATCTGTTTTCGAGGTTAAATAGTATTTTACACATTCACGACATGCTGATAAATCACAAAACTCACATGTAACAATTTTTCTAGTGGAGTTATCAAAATCCTCACAACAGATACCACAAGACTTATCAGTTTTTGTTTTACTGGATGATTGTTTCGAAGACATTTTAATTTATATTAATTTGTATTTTGACTTGATAATTTCAAGGATTAATTTATTCAATTTTCATCATTATCAATTCTGAAATTAAGTATAAGTTCTATATTAGAAATCTTAGGATGATCATTCATTATAGTAATAGAAAGATGAATAAGATTACCTTTTGTTAATTTTGGCGTTTTCAAGATTTTAACAAGTTCTGTGTAATCGAGTGACTTAATGACTTCATAATCTGTATTTGATACCCAGGCATTTATTTTCTGTAACTCCTTAAATAAACGCTTATTATTTATGTGATCCCACTCACATATGTTAATATCTAAATCTTTTTGCCATGAAATTAAAACAGTATTTATAAAATCAAAAAAATAGGGTGGATTGATTATTTCACCTATATTTATAGAACTACACCATTGATCTAAATAGCAAAAATCTCCTAAAATATCACTACCATTTGCTATAGTAGGCATATTAAATTTAGTATTAGTAAAAAAAAGTTGTTTGAATTGATCACCAGAAATATCTAAATATTTAGTTACTTTATCTTCAGAATCAAATAACTTTATTTGTTTTATTTGTAAACCTGTTTTAATGGTGGAAATATTAGCACGAATTTGAGCAAAAACTACACCTTTTTTTATTGAATTATTCATATATAGTAAAAACATTCATTTTAATTTCAAATATATCAAAATATATCATCAAAATATATAAAGAGATACAGACATTATTGTATATAATGAGTGAAACTAAAACAGATACCATTGCTAGCCGTATTAAACAGCGTACACAAGTTAAAGCACGTCCAGGAAGAGTTGGGGGGACTGAACATAAAAAACTTATTCTTCTGAGAAGAAAACAAGTTATGGAAAGACAGAATGCTAAAAAAAGAAACATAGAATGCTGACGACCCAAAAAAAAAGAAGAAAAAAAGAAGTAAAAATGAGTAAACGTTTTTATTTTGCAGATATGACGCGAGCATTTGTAAAGGAAATTGAATGACTTGCCGATTGTGAAATAAGGGTGTTAATTATATTTAAAAGAATTCAAAAACTTAAAAATTAAACACAATTATATATATATATTAATGGATGAAATAGATTTTAATGTTGATAATTATGATATAGATGAATTAGTTCAACTTCTTAATTTTGATACAACACCGACAAATGAGGATATGATTGTGCATAAAATTACATTTTTAACGAAAAAATACAAGGAAAAACCTAAATATATTAAATTTTTTAATGAAATAGGTAAAAAACTCATATTAAATTTTGAACAATTCAATAAAGAGACATGGCAAGAAAGCTATGAAACAGACGAGAGTTTATCTGCGAAGGTATTGACACAACAATATTTAGACAATGAAAAAGATTCTAAAAATCTTATTTTAGATAAAAATAGAGATATTATTGGTATTAAAAAAGTATCGGAAGCAAAAACCTTTGCTACAAAAAACAATACGCAAGGGGAGAGAAATCCTGTTCTGATCAATCAAATCAGACGTATTGTAAATTTTGATAGTCAGTATAGGGAAATTTTAAATCCTATATCGAGTACTTGTACAGATTCAGATGGTAGATATTCAATAGATAATACAAAAATTAACAGTATAAATCCAGAAATCAGACTATTTCACCCGACAAATTATACTGTTAATTTGAATCAACCTTTAACAAATGTGGTAGATCTTTCATTAGAAAGTGTAGAAATACCCAATTCATGGTATGTTTTTTCCAGTGATTATGGGACAAATGCCTTAGAATTTGACTATATACCAAAAAATGATCAATTAGTGGCTGATATTTATTTACCTCAAATCCCCACGGGATATACATTAGTCATAGAATCTCTTCGGAACCCAACTCATCCTAGTTTAAGAGATCCTCAAATAGGAATAACCAATGCAGTAAAAACTGAAAATATTGTATGGTTAAGTTCAGAAAATAATGATGACGGTGGTCCAGGATTATTATCTAAATTAGAATTTTCTCCCACTTCTTTAACAGAAAAAACTGTATATGAGTTATGGGTTGGTGAGTACAAAACTAATTTTACTGATGCACAAAACCCATCAACACTATATAAAAATGAAGTTGGGAAAAATTGGAGAATACGAATAAAAATACAAGATGGATTGGGTAATTCATTAGACGAATTTACGGATATTATTATTGATGGTGTAATACCAGCAGATGGTGTTGGATTGGCAAAAACATTTATTATTAACTATGTCTCTCCGAATACTGTATATGAAAATAAAAAAATAGTAATAGAAGATGGGAATTATCAACCAGATGAATTAATGTATGCGATAAATAATTTGTGTGTTTTAAATTATATTCCAGTTGAATTTACATTTTCAAGTATAAACGGTAAAGTATCTATTACAAATTTAAATACTCAATACAAAACAACGATTAAATTTTATATAGAAGACACGGAAAGTAGTGGTTGTTCTGCTCAAAAAACATTAAACGGTGAAGGATCAAATACTCCTAGCCCAGGTAATAAAATTGGATATAATCTAGGGTGGCTATTAGGGTTTAGAATAAAAACGTTAGAATTAGCCCCCTCTGAAAAAAAGGTAGCAAAGAGTCTATTAGATACATTTGGTCCTAAATATTTTATATTAACACTTGACGATTTTAATAATAACAAACCAAATAAAGATTTGATATCATTGGTAGATAATTCATCAAAGAATTTTAAATTACCTGATTATTATAACTCTCAAACGATGGATAGTCGATTTGGTGAAACAAAATATTATCCGGGTCACGAAGGTGATCCGGATTGGCAATGTCAAGATACAGCAGGACCTCCTGCTGATAGAGGTTGTTCTGAGAATGATTTAAATATAGATTTAAGATCTAACTTAACGAAAAAACAACAATATACTGTCGATCAATTAACACTTGCCAATACATCAGGTGGAAATGTAACTTTAGATGATGGATCCACGTTATCAACAGTTGTTAACAGGTATAAATCGCCGAATTCTAGCGATCTATTGGTTAGAATACCTATTACAACAGCCAGGCAAGAGTATACTAAATCTATTGTGTTTAGAAACGAAAACCCAGAATATACTAAACGAGTATATTTTGGACCTGTAAAATTGAGAAAATTTAAAGTTCGCCTTTTAAATGATAAAGGATTTGAAGTAAATTTAAATGATCAAGATTGGTCTTTTTCTATACATGTAACACAACTTTATCAGTTTTAACTTATTATACAATAATCACATGAGTATTTTGATGTGTTACTTAATATTAAATCATCTTCATGTATAGTTTTAATATTTGGATTTTTACCTTTATTCTTCCAAATATTATAAATTAATAAGTCTATTGCATTATTAATATTTATATTATTTTTAATACTCATTTCAATAAATAACAGATTGAAATCATCTGCCAGTATGTAAGCATCATATTTTGAAATGCATCTGTTTTCTTTATCTATTTTATTACCAACTAATAATATAGGTATATTTTCATCATTATGTTGTCTGAACATTTTAATCCAATCCAATACATTAGTATAACTTTTACGATTACTAACATCAAAAAATAATATACCGGCCGTTACATTTCTGAAAAACCCTTCGATAATACTATTAAACCGTTCTTGTCCTGCACAATCCCAAAAAGTTGTTTTTATCTTTTCATTACCGATATCAATAATTTTGGACATATAATCAATACCTATGGTTGGGTTATATTCATCTACATATTTATTTTTATGTAAATGATTTATAAAACTTGTCTTTCCAGTATTGTAGTCCCCAAATACGCATATTTTAAATGAATACATAATACTATATTATTATATTATATTTTGTTTGTATAATATAATGAAAATACAAAAAGGGGGTATGTGTAATTGTATGGATGGTGTATGGACAGGATCTAACTTTTCTGGAAATGCAGACGCGGCTTTTTTTAATTATTTAGGAGTGGGTTGTGGGGATTATTGGAAATTATGGGAGTACCCTTTAATGGACGAAGGAATTATGGCATCTGGCAAATGGGAAGAAGAAAATAAACACGAAATATTGCATTATTTAAACGAAATTATTAAGGTCCGAACTACCGGTATTCTTGCTGCTACTAGTGATGGTAGAAGGGAGGAAGAGAGAGATTCTCTCTCACTACGTGATAATCATTCCAGAATATTGAAATATGCGACACAATTAAGAAATTTAATACAAAAAAGTGGTGTAAATTGGCACAACGCTGACAGTTTTTCTACTATTTTAAATCCAAAACCAGGAGACAAGATTGATGATAACAATTTCTCTATCACGAGAACAGAGGGATATAACGGAGTTGTTTCCGAAGTTGGAAATTTAAATCCATCGACTGAGGAAGACAAATATGAGAGTACCCATTATTCAGGGAAGCAAAATAATTATGAAACAGATGTAACCATTCACGATCAACCAACACCCGACCAACAGCAACAACAGTACCAAGCACGACAAAGGCAACAAATGCAAGAGTTCCAGCAAGCGTCGTCGACGACGCTTGGACAGAACACTGGTCGTAGAGGTGGCAGGAAATCAAAGAAGAAGACCCGGAAGACAAGGAAGAAGACCCGGAAGATAAGGAAGAAGACAAAGAAGAAGACAAAAAAGAAGACAAGGAAGAATACACCCAGTAAAAAATTTCATGTTTTACCAGATAATAATAAAACAATATGGTCTAATGATTATTTTGGGGAACGTCAGGTTATAGATCTACCGAGTTATAAAATAAAAACTCATGTTGATAATTTAAATCCAATAACAGGTAAATTTAAAGACAAAATATCGGATGAATATAAAAGAAGGTTAATAATTCAATTAAAAAAACATAAACCATCTAGAAAAAGATTTCATAATAAAACAAAAAAAAAATATAATAGTAAATCAATTGATAAAATATTAAGTAAAATGACCAATAAAAAGATCGAAATGGTATATAAAGATTTATTATTGAATGAAAAGTCTACAAAGCGAAATTAATAAGACCCAGGATATTATTGAAATCTGAGAATTGTCTCTCCATCATTTCATTCATATTTTTATTATGATCATTCAACGAAGATAATATTTTCTTATGATTTTGAAGATATCCCTTTACTATTTGTTTGATTTTGTTCTGGTTCTCTTCTTTGGTTATATCAAAACATTGCATATTTTTTAATATTAATTTGCAAATAGTATATGCCAATAAAATACTTTTCTTGTTATCTTTTACTTTGTGTAAAAATATAACAGGTTTTCCCATAATAAACTCGAGTGTAAAATCTTGAGGTTTATTGGCAATACCACTTCTTAAACTACACAAAATAGCATAATCAATATCATTATTCGTCTCAATATCGGTATAAAACTTTTGTATTTCATTTTTAGGAACATTTTTCTTATAGTTTTTTGATTCAATCATTCCATGATGTGTATCATCGATGACTGAAAAATCACCCTTATGTCCTTCTTTGCTCGTATGGCTATCAATTTGACACCCGGGGAAAGTATCAATGAGTAAATTATACATAATATCTTCACCTTTTTGCCCTTTCAATGTAGAATTTTGATTAATTTTTTGGAATGATTCTATTTGTTGTCTATATAATTCTATTTTATCTTCACAATCTTCTCTTATTTTATTAAATTTTTCAACAGACTCTTGTTTTTCTTGAAATATTTTTTCATAGTATTGTTTTTGTTGTGAAAGGGATTGATTATGTAATTCTTCTTTTTTATTTTCAAGGAAATCTATTTTTTCGGTCATTTGTTTTATTTTCTCTCCGTAGATCCGTTCAAGATTGTTTTGTATGATATATTTTTGTTCATTAATTTCAGTTTCTTTATCTCTATTGAACTCTACTTTTTGCTGTTGATTTGTTTTTTTTAGATCAATGATAGTATTATGTAATGTGTGATTAGTAGTTCTTATATCTTCTAATTCTTTGGTGTGTTGGGTTGTTAATTTTTCAACAATATCATCTTTCTCTCCGTCAATTGTAGATCTGAATTTCTGCAAAGAGTATGTATATGTTGATATACCTAATTTAAGTATATGTAGTTGTTTTTCTTGTGAAAATATTAGAAATTCCCTTACTGATTTATTATTTGTAGGTAATAGGATCTCTGTATATTCGTCTTCCATTATGATATATAGTATATTAGTATTTAATTACTTTGTAATATAAATTTAAGAATATATATATATCAAATTATATATATGGATTTTACAAATAAAAAAAAAGAAAGAAGTGATATGATATTAGAACCGTTGCAAGTGATGGTTCAGTTGGCTTTGCTTTCTTATAGTCCTATAGGTACAAAAGTAAGTGTTGCTGATAATATATTACATTTACAGTTTCCAACGATGTTTCAGGGTGTATGGAGATGGTATAATCTGGATGGGAAAGATGATTTGTATTATTTATTTCATGCAATTCGTCGATATTATAAATGGTATAAAAGTCAGAACAATAAAATATTTTCATTTATATTACATGAAGCCATAAAAGGATTAAAAAATCTTATGATTACGTATGAAAAAGGCAATCAAACTAGTATAATTCATACATTGAAATTATATAAAAATGTCTTGGGCATGGAATCGCCTGATTTATTCAAGGAAAATACCGAAGAAACTATTAATATAGATAAAGTCTTTGAGAATATTAAAGATATATATGATCAAAAACTTTTAAAGGTAATATATAATATAATACAGTTATGCAATGAGGTTGATAATGTGGACGAAAAGAAATATATGGTAGATGGCTTATTAAGTATATTGATACCGACGAATGAAAAAATTAGGATATGGATACGTCAAAATTTAACATGTTAAAATTTTTTTGTGATCTACTATTATAACAATGACAGATATGAGAGGATTATATACAAAAGTAGTTGAAAAAATTGGAGATATGGAAATTAATGCCGATTCTATAGTTCAAATATTAAAATATTCGATGGAATGTGTGGAAGTCACCCAATTGAAGGGAGAAGAAAAAAAAAATTTAGCAATTAAGTTGGTTCGTATGATAGTTGATGAAGCCCCAATAACTGAAGAAAAAGAACAATTATTATTAGATATGATAGATCAAAGAATATTACATAATATGGTAGATTTAGTAGTAGAAGTTAAATCAGGAAAGATGGATATTAATTTATTAGGTACAGGATGTTGTGCATTATTTCTTAAAAGACGTCGATAAGGTTTATTTTGGTACCTCATTCCAGTTTTCAAATCCTACTTTGGCGATGGCTTGCATACAACGCATTGCTAATCCAAATGTAGCACCTGAATGGTTATTCTTTGTTAGACCATTGGAGATAGCCGTTACATTTTCATGATTCCAAAACATATAACCGTCGTCGGCTGGAGGAGTTTCATTCTTAAACCAATTCCAAAGTCCTAGTCTATCAGTAGTGTCAGCCATATCTTTAAGAGATGGTCTAAAATCAGTTTCGTAAACGTTGACTGGTTTCCATTGATCAAAAGATGGTGTTGAATATGGATTTTGAGGGTTATACATAATTATTATAATGCTTCACTACATATTATATATTAATATTCAATTTTCATACCACAAAAGATACGATATTATAATAAATATCATATATTTTAATGAAATAGTTTTTTCTCTTTTTTTTTTTGAAAAACTTTTCTCCGTTTATTGAAAATGGACATTTTAAAAATGTCCAAAACTGGAAATCGCAAAATACTTTTTTCGTAAAAAACGTGAAAAAAATATTTCATT